GGCCCCTTGCGGGGCCCCGGGCGCAGTGCAACATATCCTTTCCCTATGGTGTGTGTGGTTTCCCTTTCCGGGGGAATCCCACCATTGTTGGGAATGATTAGGAGTACTTAGTACTCCTAGAACCAGAGGAGCTCTGGTGCCTTTGAAGGATACGAGTAAGGCTACTCGTCGTCGTGCCATCAAGTTTTCACTTGGTGACGCGGTACTGCAGCAGACATGGAACAATGGGAAACCCACCTTTACAGGTGGGTCCCAAGTGGACCGTGTCTACAACAGTACAGACAAATCCTTCTGGGGGACGCAGGTTACTACGTCGGAAAACCACCCCTCATTTGTCAGACAATCACGTCGTAAGACGCCTGTCTTTCAAGGTGATATGGGTGGGGCTTTCTTGTCACAGAAGACGTATGTTGAGCCTTTTCAAGCTCATCGTACGCTCTTCGGTGCTGATAAGAATAAGGATACGCTTGCTAGCGTGAGTGCCGTTTACAACGGCCCCATGCTGCCAGCGCCCCTTATGCTCCGCAATCAATTTCCGTGGCCACCATACATCAATTCGAGCGGAAGCTCGCTTGATGCTTATGGTGCTACGGCGATTGCGAGATGCAAGCCTACGAATAACCCTGCAGACCTAGCATCCGCTCTCATTGAGCTCCGCAGAGAGGGCCTACCGAAGTTGATAGGCTCTGACATGTGGAGAAAGCGTACTCAAGAGATCCATAACGCCAAACAGGTGTATGGACCTCTGTCAAATGAGTACCTATCTCTTGAGTTTGGATGGAAGCCTCTCGTTAATGACATTGTCGATGTGGCAATGGTCATTGACCGCGCAGATACTCTCTATCGACAGTATGTGCGTGATTCGGGAAAGCTTGTCCGCAGGAGTTATAAGTTTCCCACCGAATTTTCTGAGGAAACCACCGTCGTTCGCACTAATGTCTCGCCGACTTTGGTCGGACCGAGCCATGGTGTGTTGAACGATGGAACTCAGAATACAGGTAGCACAGTGCGTCGTCGCCAAACGACGCGTCGCTGCTGGTTTTCAGGTGCGTTTACATATCATCTCCCCCGGGATCCAATTACCCAGGACGAGATGAGTCAACGCAGAAGCCTTCTCAAGAAATTGATTGGGCTTGACCTGACTCCAGAAGTGCTTTGGAATGTGCTTCCCTGGAGCTGGGCTGCTGACTGGTTTGTGAACACCGGAGATGTTATTAGCAATCTCCAGGATTACAGCCAGGACGGCTTGGTGTTGAAGTATGGTTACGTCATGGAACACACAGTGGTCCGTGACACATACTTCCACGTTGGCCGAACGGGATACCGTTCGTCAGCGTTGCCTCCCGAGGTTTCCCTTGTTTCGGAAACGAAACAAAGGAGGAAGGCAACACCCTTCGGGTTCGGACGGACATGGGGGTCATTGACCCCCCGTCAATTGTCCATTGCTGCTGCACTTGGCTTGTCCAACAGCAAGTAGCAGATATGTTGTATCTGCGTTATAACGCCAAAGGGGAGCTTCGAGCTCCTAGGAGTGATGCCTATGTCGTTCGCCGATCCGCAGACCCTGACGATCGCGCCCGCCGCGGCTGTCTCCCTTCCGAGAATTTCGGTAGGGGACGACCGTAGCGAGTACGCTTCGGCAGATGGTCTGCTCCAACTCGTCGCAAGCCATGACTATGGCAAGCGTACGAGGAGGATGCTAAGGGTCGACACTTCGAAGATTGCCGCGGATCCGTTTAAGCCGTCGGAGAATGTCAAAGTTTCGATGAGTTACTACATCGTCTTTGACCTTCCTCCCGCCGGCTATACGTCTACCGAGGCTCTGGCCGTCTTCACTGGGTTTACCACCCAGGTGACTGCCTCTTCGAACCTTCTCATCACCAAGCTTCTTGGCGGTGAGTCGTAACGACACGCACCATGTTCCGCCGTACCCAGAGATGGGGACGCCGGTACCTGATGTTCACATCAGACTGGAGGGCTGCTTATTGATTGACTTTCCGCTCGACGTTAAGTTCAGTATGTTGCTTGATGAACTCAATCAGCATACGTACTTGTACGTCGTAACGGATGTTTCGCAACGGGATATTCGGCGACTGATTAGATTCAGTTGTCCTTATATGTCCGTTACGGATGTCAACCGTTTGGCTGCCTTCATCAGCCCAAGGCCCTTCTCGGTCCTTGAGTCGATGTCTGATGTGATAACGATAGACGCTGTTCTCCGTCTCCCTCAAGATTATATCAAGGGGGTGTCGGATGCCAACGGAAATTGATGATGACGAAAGCCATCATCGATACGCCGAAAGGCGTTCGTCCCGAAGAAATTTCGGGCGCCGTGAAGACGATGACTATCCAAAGATCGTTGTTGGTCCTAAAACCATCGCGACTTTGGTAGTCTTGTCTAACCTCGTCTATACGTTGTTAGGTATACTAGTTCCAGGCGATCACTTTTGCCCGTAGCTAGTATGTGAACACATAGGCTATGGATACTTTCCCCCTGTTAAGGAGGTGGTATGAAAAGCCTGATGTCACTCTGGTCCAGTGCGGCGGATGATTTAGCCGCACGATGTTGCACAAGCGCCACGCGCGATAGTAAAACGATCGCGTGTCGGGCCGAAAATGAAGGACTATGGTTTCTAGCCGTAGTTCTGGCAGACTTTGGAAAAGTCACCCAAAAGTGGCTAGACCAAGGTCGCGTCGGCTCTCGCCATGATCTTCCCTTGTGGAAGTGGGGCAAATCCAGCCCCGATCATGTAGGTTGCCCCCGATTTCTCGGAGGTTTCCTAGAGCTTATTTTCGACCCTTGTAGTGGCTTGGTTTTGGACGAGCCGAACATCGAAGCAATATATGCTGTACGTCAGTTAACTCTGATGTTCAGTAAAATTGCTCTCCCGGCTGCTCCTCAACAGAGGGGTGGCAGCGTCAAGACCGTAAGGTCTGACCTCGAGAGCAAAGCGATGTCTGGTTTCGTCCAATGTGAGCAGGAAGTTCGCGCTACAGACCGCCGGCTTCGGCCTCATGACATTGAGGCTTTTTGTCGGATGTCTGACATGCTGTTCGGATCGGTGTTTGCGGCTGTAGACCGGGAGGTCTACAATCACAGCCTCCATCCGAGGCATGGACCAGGTGCTACCGCCGATCGGCTAACCAGTAATGGTAAGTACGATCAGCGGATCTGGCCTACGCGCCTTGAGCGTATTTTGCCTTTCGGCGAATACGCGCTTCCGTCTTGGAGTTATTACTCCGAGATGGACAAGGTGAACTTCCTCGAACCTGGCGCAGAGATACCTGTAAGGGTCATCTCTGTACCTAAAACGCTGAAGTCCCCTAGGATCATTGCGATAGAACCTACTGCAATGCAATACATGCAGCAGGGTATTCTACGCAGTCTCCTAAATGCTTTGCAGAAGGATAGCATCCTTCGCAGAGTTATCGGATTCGATGACCAAGAGCCTAACCGGCAAATGGCCATGGCTGGTTCTCTTAGCAGAGAACTAGCTACACTCGACTTGAGTGACGCTTCCGATAGGGTCTCCAATCAGCTTGTACGAGCCATGCTGCGCAACCATCCTCATATGCTTGAGGCCGTTGATGCAACACGGTCACGACGGGCTGACGTTCCTGGACACGGAGTAATCCGTTTGTCCAAGTTCGCGTCTATGGGTTCGGCTCTCTGCTTTCCCTTTGAGGCCATGGTCTTTACGACCTTGATCTTCATGGGGATAAGCTCTGAGCTAACCATGTCACTTTCCGAGAAAGACGTCGTGAGACGGTTTTCTCGGCAGGTGCGCGTCTTTGGGGACGACTTGATCGTACCCTCAAGACACGTGCTGTCCGTTGTTCAGAGGCTTGAGCATTTTGGTGCCCAAGTGAATCTGAGCAAGTCTTTCTGGTCCGGAAGGTTCAGAGAGTCTTGCGGACGGGAGTACTACGCTGGCAATGACGTGTCAATTGTCAAAGTCAGACAGGTACTTCCGACACAACGGCAGGATGCTAGTCTAGTTATATCCGCGGTTGCCCTACGTAACCAGTTTTATCAAGCTGGTTTGTGGGGCGCCTGCAGGTACTTGGACGATTACCTAGGGAAGCTTTTGAAGTACTTCCCGAACGTAACGCCCGAGTCTAGACTGCTTGGCCGAGAGTGTTTTCTGGGTTATGATAACCAGAGAACACATCCATACCTTCACAGCCCATTAGCTAAGGGCTACTACGTGAAGGCGGAACTCCCACGAGATCACCTCGAGGGACCCGGTGCCTTGCTCAAGTGTTTCATTATGAGCGAAGCCCGTAACAAGGCTGAAACCTTCCCCCCGGAAAGGGGAAGGGATGCTCGTCACGGTTGGATGCCTCCAGCCGATGAGAAGCACTTGGAGCGTTCTGGACGCCCCAAGCACGTCGACATCAAGCTTGGGTGGGCTTCTCCGTTCTAATTGGACGGAGAAGGGGTCGTTCTCTAACAAGACGACCTGTGGGGGAGCCACGGCTCCCACGCACCCCTCTTCAGTGTGAATGAAGGAGGAGGTGGGGGGGAGCCAAG